GGAGAAGCTCGCAGAGGAAAAGAAAGAGGACGGCTCCCCGAAATATATCCACGCCGCCGACAACGCGCAGTTTTGGAGAGAACTCGACGCAGACCTCCGCAAAATACTTCGGGATTTGGAGGGGTAACTTTGAAAGTCTATGCGTCGATTTCCGGCGGTAAAGACTCTCTCGCGGCTCTCATAACGCACATGGAGCGCGGCGGTCAATGCGACGGCGCTATTTATTGCCGGATAATGTTCGACGACGAGACGAGCGCGGAAGTGCCGGAACATGAGGAATGGTTACATAGCAAATGTTTTCCGCTCCTCGAGCGGGAGTATGGGATTAAGACGCAAATCGTCCAAGGGAAATACACCTATACGGATTGCTTTTATAAGCAGTACGAAAAGGGCGGCAAGGTCGGCAAAATATGGGGATTTCCATTTTTGCGCGGCGCATGGTGCAATACCCGGTTAAAAGTGAGGCAGATACAAGCGCACATAAAGACTATCGGAGAGTTTACCGAAATCGTCGGAATTGCCGCAGACGAAACAAAACGTATCGAGAGAAAAACGGTCGCCGGGAAAATCCTCCCTCTCGTAGAGTGCGGCATAACAGAAGCGCAAGCGTTCGACGTTTGCCGGTCGCGCGGGCTCCTCTCTCCCGGATACAACGGAGGCCGGGAGCGGCTCGGGTGCTGGTTTTGCCATAACCAGCGCGTCGGAGAATTAAAACGCCTCTATTACGATTACCCGGAATTGTGGGACAAGCTGGCAAAGCTCGACCGCGACAGCCCGGTAACGTTCAAGCCCGGGAAAACACTCGCGGACTTTGGTCGGCGCTTTTCGCTTGAGGGGATGCAAGAAAAATTATTTTAGGAGGTTACTCATACCGTGAACAATTTTCAGAGGATAACGGCAAGCCGGGAGGCGCTCGCGGCGTTCCTCGGCACTATCCCGGCGATTGAAACGCCGTGGGACGATGCTTTTCACCGGATTTATTGCTCCTCGTGCTCGGCGGCGGATTGCGACGACTGCCGCCGACCGGAGCGGGATAGCCCGCTATGGTGGCTCGGACTCCCGGCGGCGGAGGCAGAGAAATGAACGCCGATTTTTCCCATACTTGCGAGGGGTGCGAGCACGTTGTTACGGAGCCGTGGGCGAAAGACATTATCTCCTATCGGTGCTTTGCTCCCGGCAGATGCAAGGGGCGCGTCGTTGGCGTGAAACGCTTTGACCCGTATATCCCGGCATGGTGTCCAAAACTGGAAAGGAGCCGCGAGAATGGATAAAACGGCATTATTGAAGAAAGTCCGCGCACTTGCCGAGCACGGAGTCGGCGGCGAGGCCGAGAACGCCGAAAAGCTCCTTGCTCGCATGATGAAGAAATACGGCATTTCGGAGGAGGAGCTCGACGAGGAGACTCGCGTCCGCCACGACTTCACATATCACGGCGGGGAGGAAAAGAAAATCCTCCGGCAAGTGGTCTATAAGGTCACGGGCGGCTACGCCTACGAGCTCGTATATACCGCGAGTGGGCGCAAGGTTAGAACTCAACTCGGCGCGGATTGCACTCCCGCCGAAAAGGTGGAAATTGAGTATCTTTTCGATTTCTATAAAAGGCTTTGGGAGAAAGAAAAGGACGCTTTCCTCGCGGCCTACATTCAAAAGCACCGTATCTTTGCAATACGCGCAGACGTAGAGCCGCAGGAAATCAGCCGCGAGGAGGCTCTCAAAATGGGGGCTCTCATGCAAGGCATGAGCGACGAAAGTCCGCTCCGAGCTATCGAGGCGGGGAAATAAAGGAGGAATAACACAATGAGCGAAACGAGTTCGAGAGTCCGGCTTATGGCAAACCTACAAGCCGCCGTCGCGGAGGCCGTCTCCGGCACGATGGAGGAACGCGGGCGCGGCTTTGCCTCTGACCGCGAGGCGTGGGCGGAGCTGAAAGAGTGCATCGAGCGCACAAAGCAGATGCACACCGACATTGAGAAAGTCCACAAGGAAATGTGGAGCGCGGTCAAGGACAGGAACGAGGACGCTTTCGCCGCACTCTCGCAGGAGTTCGAGCGGAGTTCCCGTATTCTCGCCGAGGAATGGGCGCAAACGTCCGCCCTTGCAAAAATCGCCGTTATTAGCGAGTCGAACGATTAAGGAGGTCGCACAAATGAAAAAGCTCTATTCAAAGAAACTCGGCGGAGAGGCGTTCGCTCTCGACGCGGCACAACTGGACACTCTGAAAAAGGCCGGTTATACCGTACCGAGCCCGGAGGAAGTTATCGCGGACGCGGCGGCGGTCAAAATCGAGCCGCCGGAGGGAAAGCGGGCGTATGTCGTCTTTGATTTCAAGACCGGCGCTTTCAAAGTCCGCACGAGGACGCAGACACTCGCCGAGAGCGAGGTCGGCGGCTTCGTTGGTGAGGTAGTCTCGGCGGCGATTTTATGCGGCTTCGTCGAGCGGGCGGATATGGACAAGCCGAAAGCGGATGCTCCGGCGACTACGACGACGGCTTCCCCGCTCGTGAATATGCTCCGAGACGCTTTCCTCCGCGCGGCGAACAATAAGACGGCTCCGGCGGCGGACAAGCCCGCAGAGGCGGCAGACGCGCCGGAGGTGGTCGAATGATTAAGCTCGGCGACCGCATCACGGTAAAGCCCGCGACATTCGACGTTCCGGGCAAGGACGGCAAGCCGAAAGCAATCCCCGGGACGGTCGTCTACGTTCATCCCGGCGGGCGATATTGCGTCCTCGAGTTTGACGTAGGCAGACGCGAGCCCGTGACTATCCGAGAGAGCTTTCAGCTTATCGACGGGAGGGTAGCAGAATGAAGCACGAGCAATCAGCACCGGCGGGATACCGCCCGCACTTTGCCGGGACGACGAAATTATACCTCGTCCGTCACAAGGAATACGGCGAGCTCACCGTAAACGGCGTGAACAAATACGAGGCAGTACACGCCGCCGCCCGTGCGTGGGGCGTTCGGTGGACGGCAATCGCCCGGGAGTGCGAGTATATCGTACTCGCAGAGGATACGCCGGAGGCCGGTAGGCCATGACAAGGCAAGAGCGGCGGAAACGCCGCAGACAGCGCCGCCGGATGCAAGCCGCCCTCCTCGCCTCTCTCCTCTTTGCGTTGGTGCTCATAGTGACGCTCCGCATCCGAGAGACAGCGCCGGAGCCGGTCGCGGAGCGGACGAGCGCACTTGCGGCGGAACGGCAAACGCTGACATACATAGCACCGGCAAGGCCGGAGGCGGCGGAGGAAACGCCGGAGGAGCTGACGGTAGAGCCGGAGCCCGAGAACAGATACGCGGAGATCAATTTCAGCGACGAGGACGTTTATATCCTTGCTTGCCTCGTCTACCACGAGGCGCGCGGCGAGAGCTTCGAGGGACAAGTCGCCGTCGTCGAGGTCGTTCTAAACCGTATGCTCTCCGACTATTTCCCGGATACGGTCGAGGAGGTCGTATTTCAGAAATACGGCGACGTATGGCAATTCTCCCCCGCTCCGTACCTCTACTCGGCGGAGCCGGACAAGGAGCAATATCTCGCGGTGCATACCGCCATAGAGGAGCGGGAGCACATTCTTTCAGAGGATACGGTCTATTTTTCGACCGCGCCTTATAACGAGAGCGTCGATATGATTATCGGCAATCACTATTTCTGTAAAATCTTTTGAACGGAGGAAAAGACGATGCAACTCATTACCACAAGGAACAAGGAAATCTCTTTCGTGGAACTCAAAAAGGCCATTTCGAGCGGGAACGGCCTCGAGCTTATCCGCCCGGGCGACAAGTTCGCTATCGAGCTCAAAAACGGCGAGCTCGTCAATGCCGTTTGCGGCGGCTACGTCAACGAGAAGCGCGCCCGCTTCGTCCTCGAGGACTGCCTCGCGGATAAGTGGCGCATGAACGACACGCCGACCAACAAGGGCGGATACCTCAAGAGCGAGGGGCGGCGACACGTCCTCGAGGATATTCTCCCGCTTTTCCCGGACGAGCTCGCGGAGGCGTTCGAGCCTCGTTTCATGTCCGAGGAAATCGACGGAGAACGTCACGAGTACGCGGATACTCTGTGGATACCCTCCGCGACCGACGTTTTCGGCGCGGGCGATTGGTGGAACGAGGAGCCGGATAGCGTTCAACTTGAGATTTTCAAGCGGGAGCGTGACCGCGTGAAAGAGCACGTCGGAGATGGGACGTGGCTTTGGTGGCTCCGTTCTCCTTATGCGAGCTACTCCACCGGTTTCGTGTATGTTCACACCGACGGGACAGTCAACAACGACAACGCGGACTATTCCCTCGGCTTCGCGCCCGGCTTTGATTTGTAAAATTAACGGCTCAATAATTCCCCGGCGGTCTACGCCGGGGATAGAGCCTATCACGAGGAGGAATGAGAATGTTTGAAAGAACAAAGGCGAAAATCCGCCTCCATCGGATTTGTAAAGCTCTCGGCGTGGAGCCGTACCCGGAAATGGTGCGATACGTTATCGACCGCGACGAGACGATTTTTCGAGGCGGTCGTCGCAACGGTAAGACGTTGGCGCTCATTATAGACGAGCTCGTATATAAGCGCATCCCTCCGGCGTTGCTCGGTTGCCCTATGGAGTGCCGATTTTGCAAAGACCCCGATTATTGGAAAATGCCTCAAATGAGACGGGATAGATTTTATATCTCGGAGCTCGCGAGAGCCGTACAACGGTGCGAGACGGCAGGTATTGACGTAGGCAGAGGGAAACGCGACTACAAAGACGGCTATAATTGCCGCGTTTTTATCATGGACGAAACGGGGCGCAGAACATGAAGCGTCGCCGAGAAAAGCTCCCGAAATGGCGGTACGAGTTCGATTGCCGGAAATGCGACAACATTCGAGAGGTACACGACCCGCGTAAGGGCAGAGACGGCGATTACTGCATCCCATGTATAGAGCGCATGGATAGCCGCCGTCCGAGCCCGATACACGCAGACGAAAAAGAGCGAGTCCTCCGTTGCGAGTGCTTTACACCTATCCCGGAGGATGAGGAGGGCGAAAAATGAGATTTCCGAAATTATATGAGTGCGACCCACAGAAAAATACAGAGTGCAACAAGCGGAATTGCGGAAATCCGTGCAAGCACACGACGCGGAAAGAGTTCGCCCGGGAGCCGTCCGGGAGTGAACTCCTCGGAAAAGTCGTTGTAATAACGCAAATGAGAAAAATCCCGACGGCGTGTGCGTATTGCAAATATTACGAAAACATGGGCGGAAATAGAGGACGCGGTAGCGACGGCGCTTGCACGGCTCGCGGGACGCTTTACGCGACGCGGGGTATCAGAGTGTCGAAAGAGCGCCTCGATAATTGCCCGCTCCGCATAATTACGGGAGGCAGAGAATGAGACGCAAAAAGAAAAGCCGCCTCGCGGCGGCGGAGTTCCTCGCCGTGCTTATCGTGACGGCGGTCGTTTTCACAAAGGGCTTGAGCGCGGCGCTCGCGTGGCGAGGCTATAAGGCCGTCGGCGGCGAGTTCATGCTCTTGCTCCTACCTATTATATATTATGAGGCAAAGCGGATTATCCTCGATTTCGTGGCGGACTTCGTAGAACTTTACCGCCGCGCGGAGGATTGACAATGCAGGACAGAAAAAGAGAAACCGCCGACGCTTTGCAGAACGTCGGCGGGGACTCGTCCCGGAAAAGACGAGCGATTACTCATACCTTTATTATTATAGCACTCTCCGGGACGGTATGCAAGGGCAAAAAATCGAGCGCAAAGCGCGTTTTTACGGGCTCGTATGGAATATTAACAAACCGACCATAGGCGAGCTCTCGTCGGAGGGTGTCACATGAAAACAGTTTACAGAGAGAAACGCTATTATTGCGGCGAGTATCTCGACGTATATATCTACCCGACCTATCGGCAAGGCCGGAGCAGAGGCAAGCGGAGCAAGCCGACCTCCGCCGCTCAAGCGAAACTCAATCAGCGGCATAGAGAGGAAAAGCTCGTCCGTCTCCTCCACGCGAACTTCACGCCGGACGACCTCGAAATCCATTTGACCTATCAGCAACAGCCGGAGAGCCCGGAGGAGGCGCAACGCCTTTTACGGAATTATATCCGCCGGGTGCAGAGAGCACGGAAAAAGCAAGGGCTCCCGCCGCTCAAGTACATAGCCGTTACGGAAAAGGGCTCCAAGAATGGGCGCTATCATCATCATGTTACGCTATCCGGCGGAATGGATAGAGACGAGCTCGAAAAGCTATGGGGGCTCGGGTACGCGAACTCCCGCCGTTTGCAGTTCACGGAGAGCGGCCTTGCCGGGCTCGGTCACTACATCGTCAAGAGCCCGCTCTATGCTCGAGCATGGAACGCCTCGAAAAACCTTATCGACCCGGAGCCGAAAACACGGGACGGGCGTATCTCCGGCAAGCGCGCCGAGGAGCTCGCCCGCGACACGACCAACAACGCCGAGTATGAAAGGCTCTATCCGGGCTATTTCCTCGCGGATGCTGGCGCATGGCACAACGACGTAAACGGAGGAAAGTATATCGTCGCCCGCTTTTACCGGCGGGACGGTGGATTTATAAAACCGAAACGGAGGAAACGAAAATGACAGTAAACGAGTTTGCAAAGGAAGTCCACGAGAACGCGGTCGTTCATGGATGGTGGGAGACGGCTCGGAGCTTTCCCGAGGTCGCCGCGCTCATTCATTCGGAAGTCTCGGAGGCGCTCGAGGAGTGGCGCGACGGAAATCCGGCTATCTATGGGTGTTGCGGCATCCCGGGCGGAGTCTGCGAGTTCGAGGGCTCTTGCGACAAGGACGAGAAAACCGGCACTTGCAAGCCGGAGGGAGTCGCCGTCGAGCTTTGCGACGCGATTATCCGCATCCTCGATTACCTCGCCTATATGGGCGTGGACGTTGAGGCCGTGCTCATGGCAAAGCATGAGTACAACAAGGGACGCGAATACCGCCACGGAGGGAAACGCGCCTAAACCACGATAACGCACGAGGAGGGCGAGCTAATGATTAACTATTTCGAGGCGGCGGAGAAAACTCTCCGCGCTCGCGGCTTGCTCGAGACGGCTTTAGGCAATCTCGAGCGGAAAAAGGAGCGCATTTTACGATACGGCGCGCCGTCGGAGTATCCGTCGGCGGATATGTCTAAACCGTACACGGGTGCGAAATCTGTAAACGACGCGCTCGCGGACTGCCTCGAGCTCGCCGAGGTTATGCGGGAAATCCAAGTTACCCGGGATAAGGTCGAGGAAATCGACGACGTGCTCGCGCAGATGGACGAGGACGACGCGCGTATCCTCCGGCTTTGGTACATCGAGCGCAAGAGCAAGGACGAAATCACGGAGGCCGTATGCTATTCGTCCACGTCGAGCCTCTACGACCTCCGTAACAAGGCACTCGTGCGCTTCGCTCTCCTCTACTTCGGCGCGGGAGCTATGCCGTCTATGTGAGGCGTTTTCTAACTTATTCTCATGTATCGAAAAAAATCCGTATGGAAACTTGCATTTTCCCCGTGCTATCATTGAGGCGTAAAGAGAGGTCGAGGGAAACCTCGTCGCCGTGCGCCCCGCGCTTTATGCGCGAGGCGTTCTCTTTATCCACTCGGAGGCGGAGAGCATGAGAGAGTTTGCAAAAGCGTTTTACGAGTCTCCGGCATGGAGACGCACACGAGCGTATATTCTCAAGCGCGACGCGGGGCTATGCGTCCATTGTGGCGAGCCCGGCGTTATCGTGCATCACAAGATAGAGCTCACGCCGAGGAACATCGACGACCCGGCAATCGCGCTCGGCGAGGATAACCTCGAGACAGTTTGCCGGACGTGTCACGCATTGATACACGAGGGAACGCCGCCGCTTGCCGACGGCCTCGCTTTCGATGCAGACGGAAATATTATCACAGCGCCACATACCCCCC